TTAGAGCCGGTACGCCGATACCTCTAGCCGTCTAGACGGTGGGAATAGACCACAAAAATTTTTTCAAACGTTTGAAGTCTGTTTAATACTTTTAACCTTAAATTAAAATGGCTTTTCAATCTTCTGTGAACCCGGCGCAGCTTACTCGCCCGGGTCAATCTAATGCGACGGGTGATGCCCGCGCTCTCTATCTGAAGCTTTTCAGTGGAGAAATGTTCAAAGGCTTCCAGCACAACGCTATTGCTCGTGATCTGGTTATGCGTCGTACGCTGACCAATGGTAAGTCTCTCCAGTTTATCTACACTGGTCACACCAAGGCTGAGTACCATACTCCTGGTAACAGCATCCTGGGTGATTCCAACGGTGCACCCCCGGTGGCCGAGAAGACCATCACGGTCGATGATCTGCTGATCAGCTCTGCTTTCCTGTATGATCTCGATGAAACCCTGTCGCACTACGACATGCGTTCTGAGATCTCCCGTAAGATCGGTTACGCTCTTGCACAAAAGTATGATCGTCTGATCTTCCGTGCCCTGACTCGTGGTGCACGTGCTGCTTCTCCTATCACCAAGGCTGGCTATGTTGAGCCCGGTGGTACTCAGATCCGTGTTGGTTCTAACGCACAAGCCTCTGATGCTTACAACGCTCAGAGCCTGACCACTGCTTTCTTCGATGCTGCTGCAGCTCTCGATGAAAAGGGTGTGTCTCAAGATGGTCGTGTGGGTGTCCTGAACCCGCGTCAATACTATGCACTGATTCAGGAAGTTGGCAACAACGGACTGATCAACCGTGACGAGCAAGGCGCTGCCCTGCAGTCCGGTCAGGGCATTGTGGAGATTGCTGGTATCAAGATCTACAAGTCCATGAACATTCCGTTCTTCTCTCAGTACGGTACCAAGTTCGGTACTGGCTCTGCCACTAACCCCGGCGTTACCGATCCTGGTAACACTGGTTCGTTCGTGTCTGAAGCTGTTGAAGATGCTGCTAACGATGTTACCGGTATCAACAACGAGTACGGTGAAGAAACCGAATTCGCTAACAGCTGTGGTCTCATCTTCCAACGCGAAGGTGCTGGCTGTGTGGAAGCTATCGCTCCTCAGGTGCAAGTCACCAGTGGCGATGTCTCCACCATCTATCAGGGTGATGTGATCCTGGGTCGTCTCGCCATGGGTGCTGACTACCTGAACCCTGCTGCTTGTGTTGAGCTGTACGCTGGTACTGCTACTGCACCTGCTGCATTCTGATCTCTTCTTTACGGGAGCCTCTTCGGGGGCTCCTTTTTTTTAATTCTTTATTGAGAATAATACTCATTTGCAATTATGCCTTACCTAACTACTGGCTCCACTGAGCTTAAAGCTGTTAATCAGATCCTGGCGTCAGTTGGTCAGGCTCCTGTAACCACGTTGACAACTGAAGAAACCCTTATTATTAGTGAAGTTAGTCGGTTTACTGGATCTATTTCTGGCACTACTTTGACTACTGAAACTGCTAACATTCCTGTCGGTACTTACATTGGCGGAACTGGTGTTACAGATGGTACGTCTATTGCTGTTGCTGGTGTGGAAGCTACTCCAGCTACTGACCCTGTTACGTATGACTACACTGTGAACATCTCACAGACTGTGGCAGAACGTACGCTAACACGTAATGAGGTTACTACTAGAGTTGAAACTCAAACCAACCCGGACGTTGCGATTGCACTCAACACTTTGAGAGAAGTGTCACGTGAAGTACAGTCTGAAGGCTGGACCTTCAATACAGAATACGATTATAAAATTACACCCGATTCTAATAACGAAATTAAAATTGCAGATGATGTTCTTCAGATGGATCTTAATCAGAAGTATCCTGAGAACATTGAAAAGGAAGCTGTTTTCCGTGGAGGTAAACTTTACGACAAAAAAGCACACTCTTATAAATGGACTGCAGAAACTGTTTACGTAGATATCCTTTGGTATTTTGAATGGGAAAATATCCCTGCTCCTATCCAGGCTCACATTGTCGCACGTGCTGCAGCTATTGTGTCTAGCCGTATTATCGGTGATGGTAATCAATACCAAATGCTACAACAAAAAGAAGGTATTACTCGTGCTCAAGCTATGGAGTATGAGTGCAGCCAAGGTGATTATACATTCTTTGGATCACCTGATAGCGGTAACTTCTACCGTCCTTACAAACCGTTCCATACTTTGCAACGCTAATGGCAGCAATCACTCAAACAACTCCTAATTTTCTAGGTGGTGTATCCCGCCAAAATGACGACAAAAAACTCCCTAACCAGCTGACTGAGTGTATTAACGGTTACCCTGATGCTACCTATGGTCTTCTAAAGCGTCCTGGTATGGAGCATATCAATGTGCTTAAGAAGGCTGATGGCACTGCTTTTAGTAAATCAGAGTTAGAAGATGCTGCTTGGTTTTTCATTGACCGTGATGACGCTGGTTCTTATGTCGGTGCAATTAAAGGATCTAACATCTACGTTTGGACTAAAGAAGATGGTACCTTTTGTACTGTAACTAACAACGGTTCATCATACCTGACTGGTACAAAGCAGTCTGATTACCATTTCCGCAGTGTGCAAGATGTTACAGTTATTACTAACAAAACTGTGACAACAGCTATGCAGGCGGATGCTACCTATGTGGCTAACGCTGTTGCTACTATCAACCTTAACGAGCTGTCTGAAAACGACTATACCGTTACAATTCAAGGTATTGAAGCTACGGTTAGCGCACAAAGCACAACAACATTTGATGATTTTCTTGTCTACGATTCCAGCGATGTAAACACTAATCATCATTTGGTCGATAAAATTAAAAGTGTTATTGACGCCCAGCATACAGCATCTAACTCAGACTTTGATGGTGTCTGGTCTGTAGAGGCTTACACTAATAGTCTTGTTATTAAACGTACGTCTGGTACTAATGCCTTTGTGTCAGACTATACACAACCAACTGGGACTCCCCTAGGCTTTACAATTACAGCCAAAGGTGGTGTAGGTAATGTTGGTATCGATGTTTTCCAAGATAATGTCAGGGATGCTGCTGATCTTCCTGCTGAATCTTTTGATGGACACCGTGTTAAAATTGTAAATACAAACTCTACAGATGATGATTATTATCTTGAGTTTGAAGCATTTGATGGTACACGCGGTAAAGGTTATTGGAAAGAATCAATTGCTAGAGATGTGTCTCCTGGTTTAGATGCGTCAACCATGCCGTATCAGCTAGAGAACACTGGTGCTACTACGTTTACATTCGGACCAATCACTTGGAAGGATAGACAGGTTGGTGATGATATCAGTAATGCACCGCCATCTTTCATTGGCTATAAACTTACATGCTCCTTTTTCTATGCCAACAGGTTTGGTGTATTGGCAGAGGATAATGTGTTCTTTGGTGTAGCTAACGACTCATTTAACTTCTTTGCAAAATCAGCTCTTGTTCAAGTTGACTCAGACCCTGTTGATCTCAGTGTCTCAAGTGTACGTCCCGTCGTACTAAATGATGTCCTACCTTCTCCTCAAGGTTTGCTGCTGTTTAGCAGTAGACAACAATTCCAGGTATATGCTGCTAGTGCTAACACGTTGACACCTAGTACAGCTGTTATTAGGTCAATCTCTAGTTATGAGATGTCCTCAAACATTTCACCTGTAGATGTCGGTACTGCTACTGCATTTGTCAATACTGTACCTGGTTATGGTAAGCTGTTTACTATGCAGCTAGGGGAGATTGAACAAAGCCCTTTGGTGATTGATATCAGTAAAGTTGTATTGGAATGGATTCCTGATACTATTGATGATCTTTCAGTTAGCTCACAGAACTCCATCATCATGCTGACTGACCGTGATTCATCTTATATGTTCCTTTACAGGTTCTATAACAATGGACAACAGAACCTGTTCCAAGCATGGGTCAAATGGCAGCTGGTTGGTAAAATCCAAGCTGCAGAGATTATTGACGATGATGTGATTGTCGTTTCTCAACACGAAGATCAGTATACACTTGGTAAAATTACCTTAGACCAGATCCCTACAGGAGACGTTACAGCGACCACCAGTGGTATGACTGGTAACCCGTGTCTAGATATGGCAACACGTCCCGTCAAACCTCATGCTTCTGTTGACGCAGTTGTGTATGATGAGACAAATGACATCACTAAAATTTACGTACCATATACACCAATTGACGACAAGGAAGCTGTAATGTTCTTGGCTGTCCCTAGTGCAGATGTAGATACTGATTCCGCTATTGATTCAGATATTGGTTACTATACTTCTGCTATTGAACGTATAGAAACTGGTACTAGTTATAGGTACTTTGAGGTTAAAGGTAACTTTACAGACTATGCTGACGGTATTATTGTAGGTTATGGTTATGACTTTGAAGTAACTCTACCTAAGTTCTACTACCGACCTCAAGAAAATATGGCTGATTATACTGCTACATTAACTATTTCAAGGGCTAAATTCTCTGTCGGTAGGACTGGTGCTATCCGGTTTAAACTTAAAGCGGATGGATCTAATGAATGGAAAAATGTAGAACATACAACGATTGGTGATGTTTATTCTGCAGATACTAATCCTGTAAAAGATGAACGTCAGTTTATCGTACCCATCCATCAACGTAACACTAATTTTGAACTTAAAGTGACAAGTGATTTCCCATACCCTGTGTCGTTGGTATCGATGATGTGGGAAGGTAACTATTCCCCACGATTCTATAGGAGGGCTTGATGTTTAATCCAAAAGATAATCTACTAGAGCAGCAGCTTGCAGTTTCTGGTCTGGAGATGCAAATTGACCCAGTTTCAGCTGGTTTAATAGTAGGCGGCTCCTTAATTTCAGGATTTGCCGGAATGTTTGGTGCTAAATCATCAAACTCTGCAGCTAAAAAAGCTGCTAAAGAGCAGAAAAAATTTAACAAAAAAGTTGCTAAACAAACCAACGAATTTAACGATTTGTTGGATGAAGTTGAGTATACTAACTACATGGCGATGCGCGATTACAGCCATGAAACCAGTTTAAATAACTGGAATTATGGTAATGTAATCCAAGATTATAAGTACCTAGCTGATACAAAAGAGTACGAAAAAAGCTTAGCAATTGGAAATGCACAGCTAGGTTTGAATGCTAAAGGTGCTGCTCAAGGTATTCAAGCAGAGCAAGATGCACTAAATGAAGCGTTTATACAAAACGAACTGGCCCGTACCAATAATCTTTCTTCTCTTAATGCAGTTCTAACAGAACAGCGGTTTAATCAGCAAGCTGAGAATTTTAAAAGAGCTGATCTAGATCTGGCTGAAATGTCTAACATGACAGCAAGGCAAACCTTGGGTCTGGAAAGGATGGATAAGATGGCTGATCGTAAGTCACTTGCTATCCAGATGGGTGATACATTCCTTGATTTAGAATCAATTGGTCTGGAAAAAATTGGTACTCAATATGATCTACAGCAATTAGGACTTGATTCACAAGACATCGGTCTACAGCAACAGTCGTTGGGATTTGATCTTTCGTCTTTAGATGTTGATAGAAAAAATCTTGATCTTGCTAGATTGTCTCGTAAAGCTGATCGTCAAGAGCAGCAGGTACGGTTACAAGGTATTAAAAGTACTCAAAAGTTTGGACAAGAAGCTATCCAAACCAATTTAGATCAAATGGCTAGTAGTAATACAGCCCTAAAGACATCAGCAATGATTCAAGGTTTGATTGCTCAGGGTCAGGTTGAAGCTACAGGTCAGGCTGGTAAGTCTACTGCTAAGCGTAAACAATCAACGTTGGCGGACATGCAGCGTAGCCTTATGGCTTTGGACAATGAAATGGCTGGTAGGTATAAACAAGCTGCAATGCAGGCAGCTCAAATCAATGCTGATGCTAGTTTGGCTAGACAAAATGTCAGTATTGACCTACAACGTATTGCTCTTGCTGAAGCTGGTATTGACCTGCAAGAACAAGATATCGATATTGCAGCAGGTAAGATTGGTCTTCAAATGGGTCAGCTTGGTTTGCAACAGCAGGGTATCGGTATTCGACAGGGCCGTGTTGGGTTGGCTCAAGGTCAACTTGATATTAAAGCTGATCGTGTTGGTTCAGCTCAGGCTCAACTTGGAGTTCAAGGTGAACGTATTGGCATTCAAGAGGCTGGCATTGATGTTAGAGAACGTGATCTTGACATCTCTCTTGCTGGTCTGCAGCTTGATAGAGAAGGTATTGGTCTTAATGAAGCTAGGATTCAAGAGGCTATTAACCAAGCTCAGTATGACTATAATTATAATGAAGCAGTCCTTACTGCTAACATGGATAGTCGAATTAAAGAAGCTGAGCGTAATGTTGAGCAGATTCAGCTGGAACGTGAGGTTGCTGATATCAACACAGTAGAAAACATTATGATTAAACCTGAGCAACTGCCTTACGCACCTGAACCTCAGATGCCTCCTGAGCGTATCTTTGTCGAACGTATGGAAGCTATTCCAGGATTTGTACCGCCTCCACTGCAACAAAACGTTTGGGCACCGCTTATTTCTGGCATTGGTAATGCTTTGACTGGTGTTGGAGGTCTCAAAGGATAATAGATTATGGCACGTATTCAATACAACCCCTCTGCACTCAGTAGGGGGTTTAGAGCACCACAATTAAGTACAGCGGGTATCAACCGGATGCGTGAAGAAAGCAACCGGATTATCCAAAATATGCAAGAGCGACGGCAGGCTGAAAACGAACAGCGTGCTAGAGACTTGCAAGCCATGAAAGAAAACGCTGCTTATCAAGAGCAGCGTATGGCAGAAAACCAAGAGATTGCAATGCAGAACCTTAAAAATGAGGGGATGCAACAAATTGCTGATGCAAAAGTAGGGGCGCAACAAGCCGCTATTGATGCTGAAGCAATGCAAAATGTGTTGGGCAGTTTTGCAGAATTTAGCAAAAAAGCAGCAGGTATTTTAGCACAGCAAGAACTTGCAAAACGTAAGAAAGCAGAAGAGGCTGAAATTGCCGAAGGCTTAGCGTCAATGAGTTTGGAGTATTCTCCAGGTCAGATGACCAGAATGCTTGCGGAAGATACTAGAGATCAGGGGGCTATTTACCTTGGCACTAACATTAATGTAAATGGTGCTCAAAGAAACGAAGATGTTGTAGATACAAAGAAGAACCACTCTGCTAACGTTGCGTTCTCTGGTGCAGCAATGGATGCTGTGCTTAACAGAGACATGCCTAGAAATTATGTCACATTGTTAGATAAACGTCTAAACACTACAGACAAAATTTTTACAGCTGAAGACGGTAGAAAATTTAGTGGTACTGACGCTAAAAAGGATCGTTATCTTACTGGTCAACTTGGTCTGATAACCAAGAAAGATGTACTTAAGCTTCACGGTGTTAATGATGTAAGCCGTGTTGCAAAAGGCTTAGGAAAAATTGATCAGATCAATGAAAATTATTTCAACCGAGCCAGGAAGGAAGAGGCAGAACTTTTAGATCCTTCTGTGGAGCAAAGGGCTGGTAATAGAGAATCAGGTGGTACAACCCGTGATTTTGAAATGGCTTTTCAAGATCGCAGGCTTTACTTTGATGCTTCTTATGCTCACGATAAGTTTCAAGAGCTTGCATCTTCCGATCTTGAAGTCGATATTGAAGAATTTAGGAATGCTGACTTAAAAGGTAATGGTAACACTTATGATAAAGAGTTTCCTAAGCGCTGGACTAAAATTGAACAAGCTCGTAACGCTGCCTTTGTAAAACAACAGAAACTAAAGGACGACTTTAAAAAAGCAGAGGATCGGGAATGGGTTAATGCTAATATTGATAGCATTCAAAAAGCTTACGAGCAAAACCCCAATCAAGCGGCGATGCTTATTAGGCAACGTTACCATGGAAAAGCAATGGCTGTCCCTTCTGTAATCAGCAGGATTGAATCTGCTGCTATGGAAAGGAACAAAGATTTGATGACATATCAAGTCCAAGAACGTACTAGGTTTGGTATTCTTGATCTAAGTTTTGTAAATAGCATTAGAGACCCTTCATTGCAAAAGAATGCAAGAAAGGCTTTTGAAAGACAAGAAGAGAGCAAGTATGGTCCTGAATCGTTGGGTATTAAAAAGGGTTTTAAAGCTACTGCTAGAGCCCTTACTAAAATTAATCCTAATGAACAACAAGGTAGTGCTCAAACATTTTTGGTTCAAGCACGTCTTGAGTCTGAATACATGAAAGCACTTAAGCTAACTAACGACCCACTCAAGGCACTTGAAAATGTTAATAAATTGGTTGATGCTGCTAGCAATGGCGATAAGTCCAGTCCCTTTTATATTGACCCAGGTTTAGGCGATAACAACCGACCAGTGTTCCCTAATATTGAAACTTCTGATAGAGAAGTATCAGAAATGAACACTTATATTGACAAACAAGTTGCTAAATCTGGGTTAGCTGTTGTAGAAAAAGCATTTGCATTGGCTGATAGTAACCAGATGGACACAGCTTATACATCTTCACTTTCAGGTGTTGTTCAATATCCTCCTGGTATTCTTAAAGTTGCTGAGCAATTTAATTTGAAACCAAGTGAAGTTTTCAATGCACACCGTCAGGCAAACAACGCCGCAACAGGAGAAAACAAACCACTGCTTACACCATCTCCTGCTAGCACACTGCTTGACAATGTGTCGCCTGAAATGCGTAAATTGTTCTTGTCTGACGAACCTGCAAAGATTAACCGTGGTTCTGCTATGTTAACTGGTCAACTCCCACGTCGTGCTAGTATGGGTGGTAGGTCGTTTAACCCTGCTTCTGTACCTAACAACTATGGAGAGCCTATTGCAGCCGCTGCAGAACGTAACAACATCCCTCCTGACATCTTGGCTGGATTAATTGCTACTGAAAGTAATTTTAATCCTAAAGCTGTAAGCAGTGCTGGTGCACAAGGTTTAGCCCAATTTATGCCACCAACTGCTGCTGAGTTTGGTGTAAATGTTAACGATCCAATGTCTTCTATTGATGGTGCAGCTAGGTACTTGAGGTATCTGCTGGATTATTTTAATGGTGACATGAATCTCGCTATTTACGCTTATAACGGCGGTATGGGTAACATTGAAAGATATGGTGGTCCTATCCCAGGCAACCGAGAAAATGAAGAGTATCTTCAAAAAGTCCTAGACAATTCTACTAAATACAGATGAAAGATCCCTCAGAATACTCCGATCTAGGTGCGGATTTTGTGTTGGATGAACAAGAGCGTCAAACTCAACTTTCTGCTGAACAGATCCAAGAGATCGAGCAGAGGTTGGCAGCACCTCAAGAGGTGGCACCGACGCCCGAGTCACAACCCAAAGAAGCTGCTACGGCAGCACCTGCCGCGCCCCAGGTCGCAACTGAGTCTCGGCCTACGGGCGAGCAACCAAAACAAAAACCTCGTCTTTTCCAAGGGTTGACATATTTTGGTCAACCTATTGGTGAAACAGGTCAGCAAGTACAAGAACGTCTTAGTGCACCAGGTCAAGGTCTTATCGACTTTGGCGTAGATGCCTTGAACCAAGGACTTAGTGTCATCATGCGGGGCTTAGAGATTCCTAAGATCCCCAAAACTACAAAATATGAAGATGAGGTAGCACAAACTACACGTACAATTTCTTCTGTTGTTCTACCTACCTTGCTTACCCAAGGCACTGGTATGGGTCTTGCTGGTAAAGCACAAGCAGCAGCTACTAGCAAACTCGGTGCTAGTGCTAAAATTAACCAATTGGGTAACACAGCTTTTATGAAGTTTGTGGGCACACGTGGTGTTGAAGCAGGATCAGCAGTTGCTGTTGGTGCTATTAGTTCAGAGTACGAGACAGGTGACAACCTGGCTGGTATGTTAAAGAAATCTTTCCCTAAAACATACGACTTTATTCCTGACAACTGGGCTACCCTTGCTGGGGATAGTCCAGACCTCAAACGTCAGAAAAGCATTAACGAAGATCTAGCTTTAGGGTTTATGATTCCTATGGTTGGATTTGCTGGTAAATTTGTAAATGCTGTCAGTGAAGTAAAAGACGTATTTAAAAACGCACCTAAAATTGTTGGTGAAAGTGATCAGGCTGTTAAATACCTTGCAGCTAATAAACCAAAAACTACCAGTGAAGTACCTGAAGAGGCTATGCTTGAGTACCAAGCTAAGCAAGATGAGGCACTGGATGAACTTGGTTATTACAATTCAAGTAAAGCAACTGATCCTAATATCCCTCTTAAAGGTGTTCATGACCTGTATGAGTTCCGTGAGACTGGTATACGTACTGTAGATGACTTTGGTATTGTTGGCGCTAGTATTGACGCTGCACGTATCCAAAGTAACAAAGGTACTGTTTACGGTCGTCTTGGCAACTTTATTAGTGGTCCTGCACTTAAATACGGTGCTGAAACGCCTGGTGGTGTCGAAGAGATTACCCTAGGTTTGACTAAGCAACTTAAAGAAGCTGATCGTGTTGGCATGGTTGCTGATGACTTTACTGTAACTGCAGATGAAGTAGCTGAAGCTGGTGACAACCTTGTTCTAGAACTGTTTGACCCTTCTGCTAGCATTGAAGATATGCGGCGGATGTTGGACCCTCAAATTATTAAAAACGAAGCAGGTGTAGAAGTTCTCACTAAAGAAGGTTATGCAGATGCCCTTAGCTCTGTTAACAGCTTGGTAAAAGAATTTAAAGGTATGGATATTGCCCGTGCTCAAGCCTACACTGCTACGTCTATGGCTGGACAGATTGCAGACCTTTCTGAAGGTATGCGTCTTAACCGTGGGTCTATTTCTATTGAAAATGCTCAAGAACAGATCCTTGATAAGATTAACTTCCTGCAACAGTTGGTTGGTTCTACTCGTTATTTTACAACTCAAAAGAAAGGTCTTGCTGCTCTTGGTGAGCGTGCTAAAAACTTGTTTAAATCTCCTGAACAGATTGCGCAAGAAATTAAAGAAAACTACCCTACAGCACTTCGTCAAATTCAATCTGATAGTGAGAAGTTTACTGAGAACTGGATGTGGTTGCAGGAGAATCGTCCTGACATCTTGGATTCATTTTTAGAGTTGTATGAGTTGAGTGATGGTCGTATCAACACCATCGCTAAGATGAACGAGGACATCCTCAACAGCTTTGTTAACTTCCGTCCTATTTACGATCCTAACCCTGAGCAACCTAACATCATTGCACAGGCTGTAAGGTCTAATTATTTTAACAGCTTGCTGTCGGCACTTGGCACTGCTGCTAGGGCACTGTACGGCAACCTAAGTGGTCTTGTAGCTGAACCTGTAGCATACTTTGGCGGTGCACTTCTCCGTAAGGATATGAAGGCACTGCAGCGCGGCTGGATGGCTTATAGCGCTATCTTCGATACACAACAGAAAGCCTTGCCTTATGCTGGCAACCTGTTTATGAAGGCGTCTCAAAATCCTAATTCTGTTAAAGGTCAATCCCGTCTTGACTTGGTTATTAAGCAAGAGGATAAACTAGAGCAGTATCGTTATATTGCTGAACAAGAGGCTGCACGCGGTAACAGTGGTTTTAAATTCCTTGTTAAGCAATACGAGGAGATGCAAGCTATGGCTGCTGATCCTGTGTTCCGTCTTGTACCTAACTTGTTTACTGGTTTTGACGCTTGGACTGGTGCTACCCTTGCCAATGCTCAAGCACGTTTCCGTGCTATGGATGAGCTAGAAAAGCTGGGTGAAGCAGCTACACCTGCTCGAATTAAAGAGCTGGCTACAGCTGAATACAACAGTATGTTTGATGCTAGTGGTCTTATCCAAGATAAGGCTGTTAAGTATAGCAATGCTGATATTGCACTTAACCTTGACACTGGTCTTAGCAAACAGGTCGATGGTCTTCTCCAAACGCTACCTGGTTTGACTCCGTTCCTCACGTTCCCCACAACGATGATGAACATGGTACGTGTAGCAGATGATTACATCCCTGCACCGTTTAAGTCTTTCCAAAAGGACATCAACGAGCTTGCCTATACTTCTATCCAAACCTTTACGGAAAACCCTGAGTCCATTGATCGCATTCTTTCTGCTCGTGGGCATAAGGTTGATCAGATGGATGAAATTTCAAAGATTAACACATTGGTTGATCTGAAGAACCGTACACTTGGACGTAAAGCTATTGGTACTTTTATTACCTCTATGGTTATTGGTAGTGTTATTAAGGACAAACTATTTGGTGATGGTTTGTTTAGTGTTACTGGTGATGGTTCTGTTGACCGTCAACTTGACGCAGCACGACGTAAAAACAGTAACTTTAAACCACGTTCAGTTATTGGACCTGACGGTACTCGGTTTGAGTACAATGAACTGCTTGGTCCTGGTCTAAGTAACTGGGTTGCAGCTGTTGCTAACGTGGCTGATAACTTCGACATGCTTGGTGAAGCTGCCACTGAAAACGCTTTCCAAAAACTTAGCTTTATTCTAGGTGGTGCACTGACTGATGCTGCTGGTATCTCTGCATTGCGTCCGTTGGTGGAAGTTATGAGTGGTAATGAGTATGCTGCTAACCGTTGGGCTGCTGGTCAGATCAACTCTATTGGTCCGTTGGCTGGTATGCGTAATGAGTTTGGTAGGATTCTTGATGGTGGTCTTAAAGACTTCAATAACAACATTATCGAACAACTGGCAAACCGCAACCAAATGATTGGTCTTATTGATCAAACAAACCGTTTGCCCACTATTATTAGTCCTGTTAGCGGTGAAGCTCCTAACAAATATAGTATGCTCCAACGTATCTACAATACATACTCTCCTTTGAAGATCCATCCAGCTATGTCAAAGGAAGAAAAGTTCTTGTATGATATTGAGTATGATGTATCTTCTGCATTTAAAACACGTAATGGTGTAGACCTTACTGCTGATGAACGTAACGAACTGAATGCTGAAATGGGTCGTATGGGTTACTTCCGTAAGGAGATTTCTCGTATTGCTAAGACAGCTGAAGCTCGTAATACAATCAAAGAGTTGAAGATTATGCGTCGTCAATTCGTTGGTTCAGAAGAGGTACCCATTGATAAGTATGATCAAATCCATCTGATGCTACGTAGAGCACAGAAGGATGCAGAAGATCTTGCATTTAATAATCTTGAACCTGAAATGCGTAATGCTATTGAACAACGTATTCGGGTAAGTAAAATTAACGATCAACGTGCCCAAATGGGTATTATGCCAATTCCAACTAACCGTTATTAAACAACATGACGTGCTCTGACGTACAAACAATTCAAGCTGGAAACGGGTCAAAGACACAATTTTCTTTTGACTTCCCGTACATTTTTAAATCTGAAATCCACGTTTATTTTTGGAACGCGGTAACAAAAGAATACGACGAAAAACTTACGACAGATAGCACCTATCCCTGGCAGATTACTGATGCTAACCCCACTATTGTGGAGTTTACTGGTACTGCTCCTCCGTCACCTGCCACCCCAGTTGACCCTGGAGAACCTACGGTTGACAACGTTAAGATCCGTCGTATTACTCAGGTAGACGACATCCGAGCGTTGTTCAACCCTGGTTCAGCCATCAGGTCTGATGATCTTAACAAGAACTTTGAGCAGCTTCGATACGCTATTCAAGAAAGTAATTGTCCAGGTATTCCTGATGACGTTGATCAATATTTGAAGGATTATTATTGGGATCGTTACGACAATACGTTGTACGATGGTGATACTTGGGTCAGCGATGATACCAAGATTGCATCTGCTGAGGCTATTGATGATCGTATTGATAGTAAGATTGATGCTGCTATCACTACTGACATTGCTACTGATGGCACAGGTATTACCGTTACAAACGATGGTGACGGTACTATTACCCTTGGTCTTGGTTCTAGTTCTGTTGACTTTGACCGTATCAAAGCAGAAGACGTTATTACTTATGCTGAGCAAAATGCTGGGTCACCGACCGCTTCTGATAATAATATCTTCACTGCATCAGCAGCTGCACGTCGTTTTGACACGCTTGTACAAACCAGTACACCATCTGGTAGTGATTGGGAAACCGGTAAAACTTGGTTGCAAAACGATGATGACCTGACCCTTTCTGTTTGGAATGGTTCTGCATGGACTGGTGTTGCTTCTGGTGGTACCTTTACCAACCAACCTAAGGTTGTCTATGTTGACGCTAGTTCTGGTGATGACAGCAACGATGGTCACCGCATTAGCCGCCCTAAACTGACTATTAAGGCTGCTATTCAACAGATCAACAATGATGCTACTTATGGTGATGGTAGTGTTGTAATTGTAGCTGCAGGTGTGTATCAAGAGGCTGCACCTATTCAAATCCAAAAGAAAAACGTTTCTATTATTGGACAAGCGTTGCGGAGTTGTATTGTACACCCAACGGTTGCTACTCAAGGTGACCAAAGTACAGGTAACCACGCATTGTTTGAATTGAACAGCGGTTCATTTATCCAAAACCTGACGTTGACTGGCATGAAAGCCGGTAGCTCAGGTACTAATACTGTTGATTCTGTTCTT